TGCTTACAGCTTTGGCGGCAGGCACGGCGGCTAACGTAATCCACCATGGAAGCGACGGAACAATCACTGACGCAGATACTTGGGTAGATATTGGCACTTCAGACTTGCCAATCTTTATCGACTTCTCTGCTGGAACAAGCGGCGCTGGCTATGTGACTGTTGAGTACATTCAGAACATAAACAATGCGTAAGGGGGTAAACCGTGGACAGTTTATCTCAAGTATTTCAGGGACACCGGCACGAAAGTGGCTTCGTCGTTCTTGGCCGTCGCCGAATTAAGGAGGTCAGTGTAACTGGCACCTCATCCGCAGGCATTCTCGATTTGTTCGACACCAGTACGGCACCAGAAGCGGGTACTTACGCGCAAAGTGGCACCACCGTAACGGTTACCGATACAGGCCATGGGTTGTCTACGGGCGACGTGGTGGGCATTGCTTTTGAAACAGGCACTGGCGGCACGGCTCAGCCGGGTAATTACGCCATCACTGTGACTACGGCAAATGCCTTCACAGTCACCATGCTGAATTCTGACACCATTTCCGGCACTCCTGCTTGTCGTTACGTGGCCTCCACGCCCGGCAAAGAAGAGCCGAAGCGCTGGTTGATGAGCAAAGAGACTGCGGCGGCAGATACCTTTGCTAATGTGTTTAAGATCCCAAATAGCGGCTTTATTGTGCGCTATGGGCTCTACTTTCACATGGCTAATCTTGACGTTGCTGACGTTTTTTACGAGTAAGTTATGGCTGATACCAAAGACGTTGAACGATCTGAAGGCGGACGGCTCACCTACCGAGGTGAGTCGTTTCCCGGCTATAACAAGCCGGTGCGCACGAGCGGAGGCCCTAAAAAGTTCAAGGTCTTAGCCAAAAAAGGTGATCAGGTCAAAATGGTTCGCTTTGGCGACTCCAACATGACCATCAAAAAAAGTAATCCAGAGCGACGTAAGAGCTTCCGTGCTCGCCACAACTGCGATGCAGTAGAGCAGAAAAAGGACGTTTTCACAGCGGCATTTTGGTCGTGCAAAAATTGGTGATTTAAATGAAGAGATCATTTACAGATCAACAACACGCAGATGCGTTGGCGTTTGCACAGCAAATTGTAAAAAACCCTCGCACCAACGCACCGCGACCCGGCTTTATGCGTACTGGTGGCATAAAGCCCCCTCCACCCATAAGAGAACCCAAGTCCATCGATCGTTATCAGTCGCCCCCTTTCGACCCAAACCCACCTATGATGGGCACTATGGGCGGTGACGGAACGGGGGAATACCCGCTTGGCAGTGCCGGGCCTAGAGTAGATCCCTCTAGCCCAAATTATGTGCCTCCCGGAACGGCTGGCATTAAGCCGCTTCCTCCCGTAAAACAGCCGCCAATAATGTCGGGGCCTATGCCACCACCAATGACCGGTGGACCCGTACCTCCTCCTGCTATGGGCGGATTTGACGACTTGTTCGGCGATCCCGGAGCTGGCTCTTACGACAATCTCATGTCGCGCGCCTTTCAAGAATACTCTTCAGGGCAAAGCCCCTATGCAGGGGCCACCGACTTTTTGATGAATCGGTCAGTGTTTGACCGAGGCGCTCGCCCTGAAACATCGATGCCATCGACAGATATGCCTTCTTACGGATACAGCGATGCCGGAGGTTCTGGTGGTTTGGCGGCTATGCAGGCGCAACAACCCGGCTTGCAAGCGCAGTACGATCAGTTCGCACAACAGATTCAGTCGGCTCAAGAGGCGGCACAGCAACAAGCACAACAACAAACAGATATGGCATCTTCAGAGCGTCAGGCGCTCATGGATCGAATTGCGGCGCTAGAGGGGCAAGAAGGCCCAGACTTAGACGCCTTTGGCGCTCAGTTGCGCCAAGACATTCTTGGTCAAATGCCAGAACAAATAGACACGGAAGCGTTACGCAGAGAGATTACAGGAGAGGTTCTTGCTCTTGCTCAGCAAGATTTTCCTGACGTAACTCAAATTCGTGATGAGGTGATGCGTCTTTTACCAGAGCAGGAGCAGGTGGATGTAGAAAACTTACGTCGACAGATTCAAGAGAGTATCGACCGTGGTGCACCGCCTGAGCAAATTGACGCTTTACGTCAAGAGCTACAGAACCGGATTCGCCCCGTTGAGGAGCAGTTACAGGGGCTACAAGAGTCTCGTGGCAGTGTTGCCGAGCAGATAGGTGAACTACGTGGTCAAGTCGGCGCACTGCCTGATATTGATGTTGATGCAATACGCCAACAAATTATTAGCCAGCTACCAGAACAGGAGCGGGTAGACATTGAGTCACTACAGCGCCGGATTCAAGACAGTATTGATGCTGGCGCCCCTGAGCAAGAAATTGCTGGCTTACGCGCAGAACTTAACCAGCGCCTTACGCCGGTAGAGGAGCGGGTTAATAGTGTCCGCGAATCAGTCGCGCAGTTTAGACAGCAGTTTGATCCATCGTCCATTAGCGAGCAGATTGGTAACTTACGTGGTCGCCTTGAGGGATTGCCAAACATTGATATCGAAGATATTCGTCGTCGAGTTCAAGAGGGCATTGATGCTCGACAAGCCATCGGCATTAACCCTGACGCGCAACGTCAGATTGAAGAGTTACGCCGTAGGTTTGAGGAAGGACGCGGACGAATGGACCCTGACGTACTTGAGCGGCTACGCGCAGTAGAAGGGCGTCAAGGGCCTGATTTGTCTACTATTAGAGAGCAAATTGGTGAATTGCGCGGTCGACTTGGCAATATGCCGGGAGAAACATTTGACCCATCTCAACTACAAACGCAGATAGCGGCTTTAGAAAACCGTGGATTACCACCAGAGGTGCTTGAAAGGCTACGTGCGGTAGAAAGCCGTGAAGGTCCTGACGAAGCGGCTATTGCAGAGCGTGTACGCAGTGGAATCAACCCAAGAATCGCGGATCTTCGTGGTCAGCTTGAATCATCATCGGCCTCATTCAGAGAGCAATCTGAAAGACTACGGTCTGAACAAGAGCGCTTAGACTCAGAAGCAAGCGCCAGAGCGAGTGTCCGAGACGCTGAATTAGCTGGATTGAGAGAGCAACAGCAAGCACAGCAATCAGCTAGTCAGCGCGCCATACAAGAAGTGGGTGGACGTATTGATCCGCTACAAGAGCGTTTGGCGGCTTTGCGAGAAAGACAGGGCGAAGCAACGGCTGGTCGTCGCGCTATTGAAGAGCGCCTTGGCGGCAGACTGGAAGAGGTCAGGGGGCAGGTAACCCCGTTGACTGAGAGAATTGCGCAACTACGTGGTCGTTTAGACGAAAGGCCTACAGTCGACATGGATGCTATTGCCCGAAGAGTCAGAGAAGGTATTGACATCCCACAGGTCGATTTAGGCGGAATCCGAGAGCAAATTGCTAATCTGCGAGGCCGTATGGACGAAAGGCCTACGGTAGATATGGACGCTATTGCCCGAAGAGTTAGAGAGGGAATTGACATCCCGCAGGTAGATTTAGGTGGAATTCGAGAGCAGATTGCTAACCTACGTGGACGACTTGATGAGCGCGTACCGGCTGGCACGGCAGGAATCAAGCCTCTTCCAGCACCGCCTAAATCACCACCAAAAATGGGCACGTTCCCGCCCGGCTATAGAGGCTCAAGAGGAGGTCGCGGATAATGGCAAGCAAAATACCAGACAACGTCGCTAACCCCGAAATTTATAAAAAAGCTAAGGCTAAGGCCAAGGCTAAATTTGAGGTATATCCTTCCGCATACGCAAACGGATTTATGGTGCAAGAGTATCAGCGCATGGGAGGAGAATATAAAGGCGCCAAAAAAGCGACTGGCGGAGAAGTCAAAGCTAAAAAAATGAATACAGGCGGCTCTGTGGAGATGCAACCTCGGGGTTGTGGCGCTATGATGCAAAACAAGCGTAGAACTGTGCGAGTGCCTCGTGGCTAAAAAACGCGGACTTAAAGACTGGTTCGGAAGCGAGAACTGGGTTGATATTAGCGCCCCAAAAGAGGGCGGCGGCTATGAAAAGTGTGGCCGCCAAAGCGCCGATGATTCAGATCGTGACTATCCGAAATGTGTGCCTGCGGCTAAGGCCGCAAAGATGTCAAAGAAACAAGTAGCTTCCGCCGTCAGGCGCAAGCGAGCGAAAAAGCAAGGTGTGGGTGGTAAGCCCACTAATGTAAGTACGTTTGCGGCCGAGGGAGGCTCAATCATGAAAATGAAGACTAAAGGTTACGCTAAAGGTGGCGCTGGCAATAAAGAAGACGCAACGCAAGTTATGATTGCTGTAGGAAGACCCGGATCTGGCATGATGAAAGCTAAGGGAAAGGCCGCTGGCGGCGCTATGAAGAGCAAAGCCACGTCTAATTCAGTGCGCGCTCCTTCAAACAAAAACAGCGGACTATATGGCCGATAATGGCATTTCTCCAGTCCAGCATCCCGTACTTTAAGTGCTGGGTCAGAAAAGAGTACACGCACAATCACGAGAAATACCATGGCGAATTTCTTCATGCCATGGTCATCGGTGTCACGACGCTACCCAAGCGATGCCTGTCTTTTCAGGTCATATTTACCGGGGCTGAGACTTACGATACCGATGAGCCGAACCTCCACGGGGGCGCAATGTGGGCTCGTATGCCTATCACCGCTCTCGTGGGGGACACCCCCTTCGATAAATGGGCTGAGCCAATGCCTGTTTGGGCGGCACAGCCGTGGGACTGCGCATCTCGAACCCACAGCGTCTACAAGTTAGAAAACTGTGACCCATGCCCTTGGATGGCAAAAATTGATGGCAAGTTTTACCCGGCAAAATACTACTTTACTGTGGATTATACCGAGTCAGATACGGCGGACGACCCTGCACAACACAAGCAAAGCCATGTGCTGGAGTTGCTCGATGCGGGGGAGTGGACGGGTAATATTGTTGCGTTACCTAATAACCGAGTAAGAGTAACGCGACCTGCGCAGTTCGAGCTAGGTGATGGCGCCCCAGATTTTAGGCCTTCCCAGCATATCCATTACAGCAAATCTGACTTAGACTACACCTTGGACGTGAACCAAGTGTTCGATAACCTATACGCGGGTACAGAAGATGGCGACGAGCGGGAGTAAAGATTTTGAGCTAGACGTAGCTGACTACGTCGAAGAGGCGTTCGAGCGTTGCGGCTTAGAGCTACGCACTGGCTACGACCTTAAAACAGCTCAGCGCTCCCTTAATCTCATGCTGGCCGAGTGGGCGAACCGTGGATTGAACCAATGGACGGTCAAAGAGAAGACCGTTGCTATGGTCGCTGGCACGTCAAACTATACAATTGACTCAGCCAACCCAACTGCGACGATAGATGTCCTTGATGTATATATTAGACAGACATCGCAAGGCACAACAACCGACATCCCGCTAAGCCGTATGTCGCGTGCTGAGTATGCGCACCTTGCAACCAAGTCGACGACGGGTAAGCCAAATCAATATTTTATTAACAAGCAATTATCGCCCACGATTACGGTTTGGCCGGTGCCTGACAAGGACTCTACTTACACGGTGTATCTGAACGTGCTGAGCCGTATGGATGACGCCGATGTGGGTGCCAACACAATGGAAGTACCCTTTCGCTTTTATCCTTGCCTAGCGGCTGGCTTGGCGTACTACATCGCCTTAAAACGCGCGCCTGAAAAGGTACAGCTCTTAAAGGGCTTGTACGAAGAAGAGTTTTTGAGGGCGCTATCACAAGACGAGCCACGATCCAGCTTCCGTATCGCACCTGATATTAGAAGCTATGAGATTGCGTAATGGCGTTTGCATCGAACAGGCGAGCCTACGGAATTTGTGACATTACCGGATTCCGTTACCGGCTAAAGGACATGAAAAAGACATGGGATGGCTTGCTTGTTGGGCCAGACCAGTGGTCGCCAAAGCACCCTCAGTTGATGCGTAAACCTACGCCAGTTGACCCAGAGGCCTTGAGAGATCCTCGGATTGATCAGGCCGCAGATGGTAATGATGGAAACTTTTTTACTGTCTACACCAATGTGGGCGAGGGTATACTGGGCACAGAGCTAACGACTTATCAAATTAACAGCGGGTTAGGCACGGTTGAGGTAACCACGTCATGAGTTTTACATTAGCGACTCTAAAATCGACGGTACAGGATTACTTGCAGGTTGATGAGACAACCTTCAACAACAACCTCAACACGTTTATTGAGGAGGCGGAAAGCCGCATCTTCAAGCTGGTTCAGTTACCTGAACAGCGCAAAAACGTCACAGGCACATTGACCACGGGCAACAG